CAACCGCCTTTATTGGACCGTGCATGTCGACCAGGCAAAGCTTGTCTGGTTTCGATGTGCGTCCGGGCAATGCGGCGTCGATCCGCATTTGCGTATCGGCATCGCCGACGATCTCGAATGCTTGCTCAATCGTATCAAGCCCGCGCACACCGAAATCATTTTTGACTATTCTGGATTGAGTAATCCCGGCGACCCAATGGCCGGAACACCGTAATGAGGAAGCGCGATGTTATATAATCAACCTTATGGCGTTAGCGATCCAAACGCCGCCTATATCAACGGCAACCCGTCAACCGGGACAATGGGATCGATCCCGCCCGCAGCATCAATCGAATTTGACCAGCGCGAGATCGTTGCCGTTATCAGTTATGCCAACGCGCACGCGCTCACCGATTACAATGGTGCGCCGTGTGCTGTGCCGAGCAATGCAGACCTGACCCAACTGGCGAAAGCCATTTTTGGCATTGCACACGGCGGCGCATCCAAGGCGCTGACCGGCGTGATTATGTATGCGACACCGGGGAGCTATATCTACACGCCGAGCGTCGGTACGCGGGCCGTGCTGGTCGAGGTGTTGGGCGCGGGCGGCGGCGGCGGCAGTTCGCAAGCCACAACGCCAACCACGGTTGCAATCGGTATTGCCGGCGGCGCGGGCGCTTATGCTCGCAAATGGATTACGTCCGGTTTTGCCGGCGTACCCGTTGTCGTCGGTCCGACTGGCGCGGGCGGTACGTCGGGCGGCGCTGGACAACCGGGCGGCACTTCGAGTTTCGGGGCGCTCATATCTTGTACCGGCGGCGGCGGCGGGGTGGGCGGCCTACAGCAAGCAACAACGGCAATCGGCAATTCAACGACGGCGGGCGGTGGCAATCCGTCCGGCGGCGATATCAATGTCGTCGGGCAATGCTCGCAAGCATCACTGGCACTTAATGGTGCCGCGCTGTCAGGCGTTGCCGGTTCAACCATGTACGGCTCAAGCCCGATTGCCTTTGGCGTGAGCACCGATGGAGCAAACGGGAACGGCTTTGGTGCTGGCGGCACCGCTGCCGTAAGTCTTGCATCATCCGCCGCGCACAACGGCGGCCGCGGCGCGCCCGGACTCGTTCTGATTTGGGAGTATGCCTAAATGCGCGACTATGCCCGCATTGAAAATAACACGGTCGTCGAGATTATTTCGCTTGCCGATGCCGTCGACATAGCAACCGCGTTTCATCCCGATCTCGTGTTTATGGAGGTCACGGGCGTTAACGGCGTTGCAGTCGGTTGGGTCGTGTCCGGCAATACCGTTGTGCCGCCAGGGCCACCGCCGCCGCCGAGCAAGGCCGAGTTGATTGCGTATTCGGCTCTTGCAAGACAAGGCCGCGCAAGCGGCAACGTGACGATTGTTGGCAAGCTGTATTTTAGTGATCCGGTATCGCGCAATACGATTACTAGCGCGCATGATTACGCCGTGGCAAATCCGGGACATATTACCGATTGGAAATTAGCCGATGGCACATTTGTCCAACTCGACGAGCCCGCACTTGCTCATGCCGTGCAGCAGATGGCGACGTTTGTGCAGGCGTGTTTCACCTGTGAAAGCACCAACCTGACTGCCATCAACGGCGGCAGCATCACCACCACCGCCGAGATCGACGCGGCATTTGCCGCCATTTCCAACGTGTACCCGTAGCGGCACCGCGCAAATGGCTATCGTCAATATCACGGTCGAGAACGACGCCGACTTTTACCAAATGTTTCAATACGTCATGGCCACGGCGGGCACACCAATTGATATGACCGGTGCGTCATTAGAAATGATGCTGCGCCGCCATGCCGAGGACGTGGACGCTTTATTGCGGCTCGGCACCGATACCGGCGAAATTGTGCTGACCGATCCAGTCAATGGATATTTTACGGTGCTGATAACGCAGGACCAGCTCGCGCAGCTCGCGCTCGGCAGTTATGACCAATCCAACATCATGACGCTTGGTGGCCGCAAGACCAAAATCTGGAATGGCACCGTCATCATCAATGCTGGACCGACGCGATGAACAGCGTTTCCATCATCACTGATGTAGAGGTCACGGTTGCGGCTGATGATGCCGAAACTGTTGTGGTGCTTGCACCGGATGATGTGGAGACAATCGCAACAGGGGAGCAGGGACCACCGGGACCAGCGGGACCAGCGGGCGGGCCGGTAGGGCCGCAAGGGCCACCGGGGACAACTGGACCACGCGGGCCAGCAGGACCGACCGGGCCAGCATCTACGGTGCCGGGACCGGCAGGGCCAACAGGACCGGCAGGGCCAACGGGGCCAACAGGTGCCAACTCAACGGTACCGGGGCCGACAGGGCCGACAGGGCCACAAGGGCCAACAGGGCCAACCGGCCCGCAAGGACCAGCGGGCGCGGATGGCGCGGGCGCTCCTGCTACCGTGCCGCCGCTTATGGACGGCACGGCGGCGGTCGGTACGTCGCTCCTGTTTGCGCGGCAGGACCATATTCATCCGTTCGACACCGCGACGGTGCGCGTCAATGCGCAATCGCTGACGGCAACGCAGCAACAACAGGCAAGGCAAAACATTGTCGCCGCGCCATTTGATGCAATGGCATTCGGCGGTTTGCAGATCAATGGCGCGGCAGATGTTAGCCAGGAGCGCGGATCGAGCGGCACCGGGACCGACAGCACTTATGCCTGCGACGGCTGGAAACTATTGCGGGCTGGCACAAGCGTCGTTAGTGCCGCCGCGTTAAATGCTCCCGTCTTTGCCGGATTGCCAAATTATCTCGGTTTGAGCGTGTCAACCGCCGAGGCGTCTATTGCGGCGGGTAGCTATGTCATTATCTCCCACAATATCGAGGGCTTGCGCTGTTCGCGGCTTGGGTGGGGCACCGCCAACGCACAACCAATCACGATTGGATTTTGGAGTTGTCATCATAGAACGGGCATTTACAGCGTCTCCATTCGTAACGGCGCAAACAATCGAAGCTATTGCACAACCTACACGCAAGCGGTGTCCGATGTGCCGCAATACAACACCGTCACCATTCCGGGCGATGTGACAGGGACATGGGCCGCCGATAATACGGCGGGGATGCTGGTCGGCTTTGCAGTAGCGGTTGGGGCATCAAGCATCGCACCTTCAGCGAATACATGGGCGGCTGTTGGCTACATTGCTGCACCGGGACAAGTAAACGGTGTTGGTGCAACCACCGACGCTTTCCGCATTGCTGGAATTATTGTTATTCCCGGCAATGAAGCGCCGAGCGCCGCGCGCTCCCCATTCATCATGCGCAATTACATGCAGGAATTGCCGTTGTGTATGCGCTACTACCAAATTCTGAACCTTTTTGACTCGCGCTGGTTCGGTGATCTTAATGCCTATGCGTTTATGACCTCATTGTCAGTTATCATGCGCGCCGCACCAACAATGGACACAAGCGGCTTGACGACGACCGCTCAAGTTGGCGGCTATCCGCAATACAGTTCGACAACCGCGACGTTTAACATACTGCGCGCCCTGACGGCGGTCGGCTATTGCAACACAAATGGCCCGGTCAAGCTCGACGCGAGAATGTGAATGGCCGCGTACCAACTCACCGCAACCGATATCGTGATCCGCACCGCAGACGGCGCGAGCATCCCCGATGATCCGGCCAACCGTGACTATGCCGAGTATCAGCAATGGCTGGCGGACGGTGGGACGCCCGATCCGTACGTCGCGCCCGAGTCAACGCCGCCAGATCCCGCGCCGGAAACGAGCGTGCTCTACGATCACGAAAACCGTATCCGCGCGATCGAAGGCGCGCCGCCGCTGACGCTCGGGGAGTTTTTGAGCAAGGCAAAACCATGACGTTTTCCTATGGCACGCAATGGCCGATTTACGCGAAACAATGGGACGCGATGGAGGCCCTCGACGACGAGTGGCGCGCGACCTTCAAAGAGCTCGGCGTCGCGATCCTTGCCGATAAGGGACGTTACCAGGGCGTCGAGCTCGACACCGGCGTTCCCTGGATGATGGTCGCGGCATTGCATCAACGCGAAAGCGATCGCGATTTTTCGACCTATCTCGGCAACGGCGAGCCGCTCGACCAGGAAACGACGATGGTGCCGGCCGGCCGCGGGCCTTTCGATACCTGGGAGGAGGGCGCGATCGACGCGCTCACCTATGACGGCTTGACCGAGATCCCCGATTGGCGGCTCGAAAAAATGCTTTTCCATTGCGAGAAATACAACGGGACCGGCTATCATTCAAAAGGCTTGCCGTCGCCGTACCTTTGGGCCGGCTCGACGATCCAGCAACCCGGCAAGTATGTCGCCGACGGAAAATTCGATCCGAACGAGATCGACGAGCAACCCGGTTGTTGCGGCATCCTCTACGCGATCCATCGCCTTGACCCGCCGGCGCAATACGAGCGCGAAACCGCGGTCGCGCCTTGGGTTTAGCGGATGATGACGGCGGCGCACTCATGGTTTCGCGACAACCAAACGCTCGTTTATTTCCTGGTCGCGCAAGCTATCGCGATCGGCGCCGCGGTGCTTTCGGTCACGGCTTACATGGTGCGGCTTGAAACGCGCGTGTCGACGATGGAGCTCCGCGGCTCGCCGCACCTCGCCGATATCAATACGCGCCTAACCGTTTTGGAGGGCCTCACGAAAACCAACAAGGAGAGTGTCGATCGAATTTCGGAGATTATGCTCCGCGAATTGCCGACCAAAAAATAACGAATTGCCGGGCGATCCCTCCGACGCCAGGTAATGACCGACGACGACTTCGCGGCCCGCTCGAAAGAGCGGGCCTTTTTTTATTGGTGCGGTCGCACCGCCGAATCCGCGACGCGCGGGTCTAACCTGGCCGGCATGGCGCGGGCCTGGGGGCAACCGGAGCTCGCCATGCAAACCGCCTTTATCGTTTACACCGCGCTCGCCGTCGGCGGGTCGCTCGGTTTCCTATGCGGCGCCCTATGCGCGGCCGGCAAGGACTAAAGCCCGAGCCTCTTGCCGCGCGCCTTGTGAGCTTCCTCGGTTTCGACCTCGCCGCCGACCTGGTGCTTGCAATTGACGCCGGCCGGCTTGCCGATCTCTTTGATCGGCATGAGCGAGCAACATAGCGTGCAACCGTCGCAATGGCGCATAGCGTTATCTTAATGGTGGGCTCGGATGGAATCGAACCATCGTCATCCGATTAAAAGTCGGATGCTCTACCATTGAGCTACGAGCCCTTGGGCACACAATGGGCACACAGCAAAAGCCCGACTCAAGAAACCATTGCGGCACAGGGACATTTAGAATCGACCATTTGATTAAAAGTTAATTTTTACATGGATATCGAAGCCCTTGCGCGGCCGACACTTTCCCCAAAACGCCCGAGAAACCCAATAAAACCGGGCGCTTTCGTTATATCAGCAAATATCAGCATGACGCTTGTCTTTTCACGCTCTTGGGCACACATTGGGCACACCGAAGCGACCAACTGATTTGTTGAAATCGGGCGATCCTAAGATTTGAGTCCTACGAAATCGACCGCGAGCAAGTAATGAAAAATCAGTGGGTCAAGTATCGGTCGCTAAAACGCCGCCCGCAAAAATCAGTGGGTCGACTATCGGAAAAACACCGCCCGCGAAAAATCAGTGGGTCAACTATCGCAAGGGAAAAAACATGGCAACGGGACTAATCAGCAAAACCACGGTCGAGGCGCTCAAGCCTGGCGAGTGGTTATTCGACGAGGAAATTAGGGGGTTTGTCGCGCGCGGCACGAGCGGCGGCTTTACCTATGGTTTCCGCTATTACAACGCCGCCGGCCGGCGCCAATATATCCCGCTCGGGATTCACGGCAATACGACCGCCGAGCAAGCGCGCAAGCTCGCTAAAAAACACGCCGGCACCGCATCCGATAAAACCCGCGATCCGGCCGCCGAGATCAAGGCGCAAAAGCTCAAGGCCGCCGGCGCCGGCAAAACCATTGAGTTTCTTTGGGGTAACCTCAACGAGCCCGAGCTCGACAAAAACCCGAATAGCTTTGCGCGCAAGCATTTATCGACGATCGACTCGGGCTTTGATTACGACCGCTGTTTTCATCGCGACCTCAAGCCGGCGATCGGCGCGCTTTCAATCTATGACGTCAAGCGCGGCGCGGTGTTCAAGGCGCTCGACGCGATCGAGGGCGACGTCATGGCCGATCGGGCGCTCGCGTTTATCCGTAAATTCTTCAATTGGTATGCGATCCGCGACGAGGATTTCCGCACGCCGCTCGTCAAGGGCATGGCGCGGATCAAAAAGCCGTCGGCGCGCGCGCGGCAACGCACGCTCGACGACCAGGAAATCCGCGACGTATGGCAAGCCCTTGACGAGCTCGACGCCGAGCACGCGATTCCCATGTGTTACTCGGCCTTTGTGCGGTCCTTGCTCTACACCGCGCAACGGCTCCGCATGGTGTCCGACATGGACCGCAACGAGCTCGACGGCCGCACCTGGCGCGTCCCGCTCACGCGCAACAAGCGCAAGCTCGTTCACCTGGTCTACTTGAGCGACCCGGTTGCCGAGATCATCCGCGGGCGAAATTCCGATCCGTTTGTTTTTTCGAGCGACGGCGGCAAGCTTTCGTTTAAGGGCTTTAGCAAGTCGAAAGATATCCTCGACGCGCGCATTGCCGAAATGCGGAAAGCCGCGGGCCGGCCAAAAATGCCGCATTGG